AACAACTACTCCATTAAATAAAACTTCTGCATTAGAATTAAATACTTGTCCAGATTGTCTTGAAACTACTTGGTTTATATCAGTCTCTCCAACTATTTGATTAATTGCGGCAGCAACAAATCCAGCAGCAACTCCACTTTGCGAGGATCCTGTTGATAACTCCCGACCAACGGCATCAAAATAAGATGTCCCAGCATCAAAAATTCCTTTAAGTAAATTATTACTTTGTATTGCTGATGCACCTCCACTTGCTAAAGATGCCTGCAATGGATTCATAGTTCCTCTAACCCAATCTGCAGCATTATTATCTTGAACATTTTGTGGTATTGGAAGAATGATCGTTTCAATAGTTCTTGATTTTCCCAAAGAGTCCGCCGCTGTTTGTAAAGCAAATGAACGACCTGACTGAGATGTTAGTCCTGGTGCTTTATACTCTACAATTTGAATCATTAAATAATCGTCCTGTTCTCCAATATTTTTTATAGGATATCTTAATGACATTTTTTTAACTATTTATGATTTATGTTCTTATTTTTTTACCATAAGGAATTTTTCTTAGTGTGGAGAGTTCTTTGGAACTTATTTCATAAAGACCACTAAGTAATCTATCACCATCAACAGTATTATACTGTCTTATCTTTCCCCAATGATAATTGAATCCAAGAAATCCTTTTTCAAGTATTTGTCCACATGTTATTAATGGATGTCTGTCATATATTATTCTGGGAGTTTTTGCATAGTAGATATATGTATAATGTTTTCCTTGTTCTGGAATATCTCTAATAGTTGATTCTGCTCTGGTTAAAATTTGGTCCATTAAATCTTCTGGAGTTTCATTTCCATACATTGATCTCAATATCTCTTTAAACCTATCAGTTATTAATTTTCCGTCAGGTCTTCTTCTTCTACCATTTGGATTTTGATCCTTATAATCTTGATCATTTTTTATTAGACTAATTAGTTGGTGTTTTGTTAGTCTGTTGTATGATCCATATCTACCTTGTCCACTTTTGGTTTGATAATATATCGTGTATTTTTCTGCAATTTGAATTAATTCATTCTTAGTGTAATCTTTTAAACTTTTTTCGTATCCGGTGAGTTCCATTTTAGTATCTTATGTTTAGATCTTCCTCAGTAAGTATTCTAAATTCATACCCTCTATCTTCACACCATTCTTTAGCAACTTTCCACTTTGATTGATTCTTAGCATACTCCATAACTTCATAAAGATAACCTTTGGTTTTTCTTTTTGGTTCTTTGGGGGCTTTAGTTTGTTTTTTTGGTTTTATTTCTACAACATAATTTAATATTTTTCCGGAAGATGTCTTTTCTTTTACGATAAAATCAGGGAAATATCTGTGTGGTTTTCCATCTACTGGAGATTTATACCAGATGTAAAATTCTTCACTGGACCATTGTATAATATTTTCGTTTGAATCCAAATATTTCATATATTTTCTTTCCCACAAGGATCTGTAAATTATATTGGAGGGGTTTCCACTATATTTTTCTGGATATGATGGACTATACTTTCCCTTGTAAGACATCTAAATAAATATACACCAAGTTTTTACACATAGGTATTTAGAGTGGCAAGACCAAAAGTAAAAAAAATATCAGAAATATCACCACTTTTTACTAATTTATCACAATCATCATTCTACCAAGTAAGGTTTGGCGGGTTGGGTAGAGAATTGAAAGACTATCTTTATAAAAGAGGTATAGATAGGCAATTTATTGCTGAGGATGTTGGTCTTCTTTGCAATAATGCAGCACTACCAACAACTCAACTTGCCACTGCAAATATAACTGGAAACTATATTGGGATGACAGAAACAATTGCTCATACTAGACAATATCAAGATATAACATTAGAATTTTATGTTGATAAAAATTATAAATCTTTAAAGTTTTTAGAGCACTGGATGGAATTCATTGCTAGTGGTGCTACTAATCCATTGGATCGTGATATAAGAATTCCTGGTGTTCCAAGAAATCCAATTCCTGAAAACATTGATGATGGTTACTATATAAGAATGCAATATCCTGAATATTATAAATCAAATAAGACAAAAATATTTAAATTTGAAAGAGATTATGATGGAAAAAATAAAAATAATGTGTTGGAATATACATTTATAGGACTATATCCTTATAATATATCTTCAATTCCAGTATCATATTCACAATCAAACATTTTGACAATGCAGGCATCATTTAAAATTGATAGGTATGTGATTGGAAAATCTGCAAGTTATGATATTTTCAAAAGAGATTCTAATAATAAGGATCCTTTGCAAAGAGATTTCTTATTCTAACATAAATATTGATATGATCTTGTAGCAAAAATTATGCCATTACCATCTGTATCATTTCCAACTTATTCTTTAGAAATTCCTTCAATAAAAAAGAAAATTAAATATAGACCTTTTCTTGTAAAGGAGGAGAAAATATTAATAATTGCAATTGAAAGTGAAGATCCGGAGCAAATTGGAGATGCAGTTCAACAAGTAATTCAAAATTGTATTACCACTCCAGGAATAAAAGTTGAAGATTTATCAACTTTTGATATTGAATATCTATTTTTGAATATCAGAGGAAAATCTGTAGGTGAAAGTGTTGATGTTTTAATTACATGTCCTGATGATGGAAAAACACAAGTCCCGAAGAGTATTAATCTTGATGAGATTAATGTTAAAACATTGAAAAATCATTCCAGAGATATTAAACTATCTGATGATTTAACTCTAAGAATGAAGTATCCATCAATGAAAGAATTTATTAAAAAGAATTTTACATCTCAGGGAGTTACTGTTGATGAAACATTTGATATGATATGTTCTTGTATAGAACAAGTTTATACCGAAGAAGAATCTTGGAGTGCTTCTGATTGCACTAAAAAAGAATTATCTGAATTTATTGAAGGATTTACATCATCCCAGTTTAAAGAGGTTGAGAAATTTTTTGAGACCATGCCAAAATTATCACATAATATAAAAGTAAAAAATCCAAATACTGGAGTTGAAAGTGAAGTTGTTTTAGAGGGATTGACTAGTTTTTTAGCATAGGTATGGCCCATGAAAGTCTTGAGTCATACTATAAGACTAACTTTTCTCTTGTCCAGCATCATAAATACTCTTTGACAGAGATAGAAAATATGATTCCTTGGGAGAGAGAAGTTTACATATCTCTCTTACAACAATACATTGAGGAAGAAAATCTAAAGAACAGCAATGGCTAGAGAAGATGTAGCATCAAACATAATTAGAACAGGAATGGATCCATATACTGGGTCCATTCTTTCTCCTCAGGTTCGTGAATTAATAGTAAATAGAACAGTAATAAATGCATCCGCAATTAGAAGTGATATTCTGGGTGTAGAACAAAGAAGGAATATAGTAGATACTCAGACTAGTAATGTAATAAGTCAACAGGAGCAAACACTTTCATCATTAAATTCCAATATTTTAAGTTTAAGATCTGAGATAGATGGTATTAGTGATGGTCTAGATAGAATTGCTTTTTTAATTAATAGAGGTTCTTTTGAAGAGCAACAGAGACTTAGAGATGAAGAAAGAAGAAATAGATTACTTGCAGAAAGACAGGTAAGAATTGGCAAGGAAAATGAAATTGAAACAAAGATTGTAAATGCTGTAGTAAAACCCGTTAACACATTAGCTCCAAAAATGAATGATATTTTTGGGAGAATTCGATCTGCTTTAGGAATATTGTTTGCTGGTTGGTTGACTGATCAAACAGCAGAAGCAATACAAGCAGCAGAAGATGGAAATACCCAAAAATTAAATGAAATAAAAGGAAATATTTTAAAAAACATTGGAATTATTGTTGGTGGTCTAATTGGAATAAGAGCAGGATTTAGAGCAGTAAAATCTCTTATATCTAGAATTTCCAAAAATATATTGCAACAGTTGGTTGTAGATCCTTTGAGATCTGTTCGTAATATTTTTAAAGGAGGTAGGAGACCTCCTACACCAAATACACCAAATACACCAAATATACCAAATACACCAAATACACCAAGAACTCCGCCAAGACCGGGAAATCCTATTAGGAATGGAACAAATTTTCTGTTCCAAAATTCTATGAGATTGCTTACTACATTCATGAATCTTAAGAATGGTGAAAATGCTGATGCATTGATAGGAGCAATATCTGCACTTGGTGGAGCAAATATTTGGGTTAGATTAGTAACAACAAGTGCAAAACTTGCATATAGTGCAGATCAAATTGCAGAAATATTCGGTAGTAATATATTTGGAAAGAATCCAAATAATAAAGATGTTGCAAATCAAATAGTA